CTATAGCTATTGGGCCTGCTGGGGCAGGGAAAACGTATGTCCCTTCCCGAATATATGGCGAGATGGCTGCCGCTGGTGAGATTTCCAAGGTCTATATTGCAAGACCGAATGTTTCCAAAGCCAAACACAGAAATGGCTTCTTGCCGGGAAGTGCTGAAGAGAAAACCGCTCCCTGGCTGGTTCCGATTTTTGAAGGCCTCTCTGATGCGATGGGTTCTCAAACTTTTCAACAACTGAAGAACGGAAAGGTTTTTGAAGAGGTCCCATTCGAGTTCATCCAAGGCCGTACCTTCAAAGATGCAGCTTGCATTGTAGATGAAGCAGAGAACTTGGATTTGGATGATTTGTACATCACGCTCACACGTCAAGGCGAAAACCTGCGGATGGTACTGGCAGGCGACATCCATCAAGCCAGGATTCCAAACAGCGGACTGGCTGAAGTCGTGCAGATGGCACGCATGGATCATATGGAAGGTAATTCGGTGATTGAATTCACTGAAGATGACATCGTCAGAAGTCGCCAGGCGCGACAATGGGCAAAGGCTTTCCGAAATCATTGGGCAGATGGGGGCGACGCCTCAGGGTCTGTATTGGCGGATATGCCGTTGTTTGAAAGGGTAAGGTAGCATGGCATTCTCATTCTCTGTTGAAGACGGGTCCGGAGTAGCGGATGCAACTTCGTACGTTTCGGTTCAGGACGCCGATGATATCCTTACCGTTAACATTCACGCAGGACCGGAATGGACGGCTGCGAGCAATGATGACAAGGAAAGGCTTCTTTCTTGGGCTTCGCGATATTTGGATGAACGTGCACGGTGGTTCGGGACTAAAGCAGTAGAAACATCGGCTCTTCGTTGGCCTAGAAGCGGCGTCAAAGATCAAGACGACATAGAGATTTCAGACGACGTTATTCCTCGGCAATTGCAAATAGCAACGGCGGAGATGGCTCGATACCTGCTTTCTGACGACCGAAGCGTTGAGCGTGACCAAGATGGCCTCGAACGATTGAAGGCGGACACGATTGAGTTGGAATTTGCTGATGGTTATCGGCTACCGGCAGTTCCAAGTCACATTGGATATTTGATCAAAGGTTTGGGTACCATCGGCTCTGGTAATGGAACCACCTTTGCTCGGATCATTAGATAATGGGTTTCAAGTCTCTCATAGAACGTCAGGTCCAAGGGGCCATGAGAACACTGGGCACGGACAGTGATGGGCTGGCACGTGCTCAGACGTATATCGAAGTTACTCAAGGCGTATATGATCCGGTTACGAGAAGCACCCAGGCGTCTACTGTCTCACATGCAGACGTTCCCATGGTCTTGGCACGATTTTCCATTGAAGACATGGACAGAGAAGTGCGGCCAAAAACAGACCGAAAACTACTGATTGCCGCATTGGACCTTACTCCCATCCCAAAAGAAGATGACCGAGTGTTGTTGGAGGACGGAAGCACTTACGATGTAGTTCGCCTTATGTCTGATCCAGCATCGGCGCTTCATACAGTACATGTGAGATTCCGGTCAGTGTAGTGTCTGTTGTTGTCAATGCGAATGAATTCATAAAAGGCCTTGAGGCATACGAAAAAAGGTTTCACCTTAAGTTCCGAAACCGAGTCTCTATGCTGGTCACAGAGGGCATGCTTAGACTGCTTCGAAAAACTCCGGTTCACACCGGGCAAGCGGTAATGAACTACGTTGCATCCGTTGGAACTCCTTATGGTGGTTCGGCTAAACAAGCGGGGGAACCGGTGGAAGCCACAAACCGCCTTCGACTGGGGCAGGAAACGCTTAGAGGCCCAGCAGAGAGAGTAGCTCTAGCCACACTATCGTCAGTGAGTTTTGCCGATCCATACAAGACTTACTTCATCAGCAACAACGCTCCACACATAGGTGGACTGGAGTATGGTAGCCTTCCGGGCGATCCTTATACTCCTCGATCACCAGCAGGGATGTTTGGGGTCACATTGCAGGAGTTAAAGCTCCTACTAGCTAGCGGAAAAATCTAATGACGCCGAACATGACAACAGCGGTCGAGACGCACTTCCAGACGTATATGGATACAAATCATCCTGGCGTTTCTGTTATCTATGACAACGTGGACATACCAAGTGATGAATCTGTTTATGTTTTGATATCAATATTGGCGTCTGACGAGTCTGTTCCTGTAGGCATGGGTAAGACGGCGAAATCCAGAAACGTTGGTTTGATACAAGTAGACGCTATGTCCCCAAGTGGCATTGGTGCGGGCAGGGCGCAAGACTTGGCACAGGCTGCTGCCAATGCTTTTGCACGAATGGAGTTGTCCGTGCCGTCAGAAGGACAACTAACATTTCGCGATCCAACCGTAATTCCTGGAGAGGGGGATAAGAACACTTATCGCCGCATAATGCGTGTTCCTTATTCCTACGACTTTACGCTGCCAGTAAACAACGCCTAGGCGTTGTCATAAATTATCACACCGCTTGACCGTTTGGCTGCAAATATTGACTTTTGTAGCTGAATTGGATAGTGTATGTGACACATAGCTAAGCTATGGACCAGCATGCTGACACTCGGCGGGGCCGTGCCGTCAGGTAACAACCCAGATTTACCCATTTGAGAGGCGTTGGCCTCCAAAAGCCAAGGAGGCTAACCGAGTGTCATTCGCTGATGCAAACCGTGCGAGCATCCGTGTCGTTGAAGAGAGCGTATGGGGAACCACGCCAGCGTCCGGAAACACACGAGAAATTCGCCTTACATCTTCTTCTCTTGCCGCAAACAAGGAAACCGCAATCTCTGACGAACTTCGTTCCGACCGCATGGTTTCGGATATGTCGGAAGTTGCAGCGTCTTCTGGTGGCGACATTAACTTTGAATTCAGTGCAGGCGCACAAGACGAATTCATTGCTGCTATTCTCATGGGTGCATGGACGCGCCCAATGGAGCGCGACTTTTTTAAAGGCGTGAATGTTGCAGTTGCTTCTACATCGACCTTTACTGTTTCAGGTGGTGATTACACAGATTACTTCGTCGTAGGCCGTCGCGTCCGTCTTGCCGGGTTCACAGACCCTGCTAACAGCACGTACCACGAAATCCAAGGTGTTGCGCACTCCGGCGGGGTTACGACCGTAACTATCACTGACACCGACTTGGTAGTTGAAGCGGGAAGCGCAACCACTGCCGTGTTTGATGCCAACGACGTTGTCGTAATGTCAGATACGACCATTCAGGCAACAGCAAATGGTTTCTCTTCTACGGGAACTCCGTTTGCCACTGCGCGCGCAGCAGGACAACTTGTTCCTGGGCAAAAGATTCATGTCAGTGGTCTTACAGGCGCTGAAGGATATTTTACCATCGTCACGGTAGCAGACGATGAGATCACAACGAACCCTGTACCTGGTTCCGTGGTTTCTGCTGGTGACCCCGTCACAGTGAAAGGGTCGCTTCTGCGTAACCCAAGTGATGTTGCAAACATCATTCAGCGCATGTTCACTATCGAGACGGCTTTCTACGACATCAACCAGTATCAAATCCAAACAGGTATGGTACCGGGCAGCATGTCCCTAGAGGTTTCTACGGGCGCAATCATCAACGGTACAATTGGGTTCCAAGGCCGCGAAACATCTATGAGCGGAACGGAAACACTCACGACCGGCGGTTACAATGTTCTGGATACTGTTCCAGGTGAAGTGGTCAACGCGACGACCAACATCGGCTCTTTGACCAAGAATGGGCTGGCTCTGGCATCAGCTATTCAATCTTTGTCTCTAACGGTCGAAGGCAACCTTCGTACACAAAGCGCGATTGGTAGCAAGTTTGCCCGTGGTATTGGTGCAGGACGTCTGAACATCACCGGCAGCATGTCCGTCTATTTTGAAGACGCGGCTCTGTTCACAGACTTCTTGAACCACTCGACTGTCTCGCTCTCGTTCACGATCACTGATGCAGATGGACAAGTTTACATTATCACGATCCCTGCATTGAAGATCGCTCAGAACCAAATTTCTCCAGAAGGCATCGACCAAGACGTCATGGAGACAATTGAATTCACTGCGATCCGCGATCCTGACACCGACTGCCAAATCCAAATCGACCGTTTCTCGCCTGCTTAAGGCGAGGAGCACCCCGACATCTTGAATTTCAAGAATGCCTAGGCCGGTGGGTGCAGTGTCGGGGCTGCGCCCACCAACTTCTCCCGACGAGGTTCACATGACTAAACAAACCCCAATCCCAGTAACAAATATCCATGCCATCTTCCAAACTGACAAAAACCTGGAAGAGAACGGCGCTTGGGTCACGGTTAACGAGCTATATGGTCTAAAGATCAAAGTTCGCCGTATTCGCTCTAAAGCTGCTTTGCAGGCATATGAGAACATCGTTCGAGAAACGTATGGCGAAGGCAAACTACGCCGTCCGCAAGACCTGAGCGAAGAGGATGCTACGGAAGTTACAAAGCGGCAGTTGGCAGAAGCGGTTTTGATCGACTGGAAGAATCTGCGCGACGTCGATACAGGCGAAACAATTCCGTACAGCAAAGAAGCCGCGTTGGAGCTTATGGAGGTCGATGACTTCCGTGAGTTTGTATTCCAAGCTGCCAATGAGCGTGACACTTTCCGCACTGCACATGATGAGGACGGTGAGGGAAACTAATCGCGTTCTTGAAGTGGCACCTGGAGAAAAGCAAAACCGCTTCAGATGATGCTTGGAAGAGAAAACTCTACGAAGAGGGCCACATTAGTAAGTTGCCCACTTCTCTTCAAGAACGACAGCCCACCCTTTTTCCTGACTTGATTTGGGTATGGCAGGCATTCTGCTTACTAGATGGCCAACGCGCCACAGGACCCAACGGACCTATCCCGATATCTCTATCTGACATGGCTGCTTATCTCGAATTGGATGGGCGGTCAGACGATCCTGAATCGCGCCGACAAATTCTCCGTTTCATCCCTCCACTAGATCGTTTCGCCCTACGGGATTTCTACGACCGTCAGGCGGCTGAAATGAAAAAAATAGCGAAGACAGGCACCAAAAGGCACCGCTAATGGCTGAGACCCACGAACTTAGGTTGAAAATCGACGCCGCCGCAGCGAAGCGCGGTGGTAAGGAATTTTCTGCCGCCATTCGTGCCATTATTCAGAATGTGCGTGACCTTGAACGGACTTCCACCGGAACGTTCGCCAAACTCCAGAAATCAATAAAAGACACGGCAAAGACTGCTGGTGGAAGCAAACTTCGGTTTGCTGACGCCACCATGAAAAAAGAACTTCGCGATATCATAAAACTTCATCGCGATCTTAATGCTGTAATGCGCCGAAGCCGAGATTGGGCGGCGAAGACAAGTACTGAGATGAAGAACTTGTCTGCTGCGTACAAGCAGGTACGTGGATCGTCTCGACAGGCTTTGACGCCTATCCAAGGATATCAACAAACCACCAAGCTATTGGTGCAGGCAATTCGTCAATTGTCGAAGGTGCAAGCTGCACAGGCGCAACAAACGCGTGCACTGTCTCAGCAACAGCGTGCCACATCTAGTAGCGCTCGCGCTTTGGAGCGAGACATGCGGGCGGCGGGAAGTGCGACAAGCGCCGCTTCACGTTCTTTCCGCGAAGCGACTGGCAGCCTACGCGGCCTCGAGAATGCTTTCTCTGGCACATATCAGGCCGGTAGTCTTTTCCGCACGCTTCTTGGAAGTATAACTTTTGGCACTTTCACGCAGTCTGTTTATCAGGCCGGTAACGCTTTGGACCAATTCCGCGTTACCATGCAAGTGGCATCCGACACAGAACAGGAAGCTGCAGAGAACATTCAGTTCGTCAGCGATCTGGCACGTGACTTGGGTACTTCTCTTCGTGGTGCCCGTGAAGACTTCTCCAAGTTTGCGGTATCATCAGACATTGCAGGCGTTTCTGCACAGACAACGCGAGATATTTTCAGTTCTGTAGCTATGGCGATGTCCGTTCTCGGTAAAGGGGCGGAAGACCAACGACTGGCATTTATGGCTTTGGAACAGATGATGTCGAAGGGCAAAGTCAGTTCTGAAGAACTTCGCCGTCAGTTGGGTGAACGTTTGCCAGGTGCCGTGAATATCATGGCAAAGGCTTTGAATGTTACTACTGGAGAATTGCAGGACCTTTTGAAGGCAGGTGCAATTGACTCCGCTGACGCGCTGCCGAAGTTCGCTCAAGAAGTTCGGACCATTTTTGGACCTGGGTTCCAATCCGCTACGCAGCGTGCTGGTTACAACATCGGAACGTTCCGAAACGAGATCGAGTTCTTCCTCGAAACCGCAGCACAGTCAGGACTGATGCAAGAGTTGGCTGTGCAGTTCCGTGAACTGACAGACGTTATGCGGTCGGGAGATGCTCAGGAAGCAGCAAGACTGTTGGGACGAGGTTTTGCTGACGCCGCCCGCATTGCGGGTGACGCTCTTCAGTTCATTGTGCAGAACATTGAAGAATTAGGTCGTGTCGCTAAGGCAATCTTTACGGGTGTTGTGATCAGGCAATCCCTGTTGATGTCCAATGCCTTGGTATCTAGCGCTCAGCGCATGGTTGCTTTCACAGCCGCTATGGGGTCTTCCTCTGTTGCGGCTGCGAGCTATCAGGCGGGGATGGCTAGCAGCGCCGTTGCTACAGGCGCGCTTGGTGCACAGGCAGCAACCACCACAACACAACTAACAGGCCTAGCAGCAGCACAGAGCCGTCTTGGTGCCTTGTCTCGTGGACTTAGTGCTTTCGCTGGACCTGCAGGACTGGCGTTTGCAGGTCTGTCGCTTCTGCCGATGTTGTTCCGCGAAACGTCTGTCGAGGCAGAAAGAGCGGCGTCTGATTATGAAGATGCTATGCTCCGAATGGGTACGTCGTCTCTAAGCTTCATCACCCGCGCGCGTGAAGTGAATGAAGCATCAGACTTTGATAAGGTTCAACAAAATATCTCCGACCTTATCAGGTCTTACGACGAACTGGATAAACTTCGTCGAAATGAATCTATCGTTAGTGGGGCGCTATCTGCGGCAGACAACCTTGAGCCATTTTCCTTGGCTAAAGGTGCACAGCGTGATGCCCTAACAGAACTTCGACAAGCAGCGGCAGAGTTTGTTACCTTTGGCGGCTCTATTCAGGAACAGTCCAAACTTATCCCTGAATTGAGCCAGGCGTTTGATTTGGCCTTCCGTCGTGTTCCAGAGAGATCGGACGAGATCAAGGCACTTGATTCGGCTATCCAAGATTTCTTCAGAACTGTCGAAACGGGTGCAAGAAGTCAGAGCGCGGCGGAGAAGATCGCCGGGCCAGAAATAATCCAAAACATATACGATCAAGAAACCGCACTGCGAGAACTGCAGCGTGCCTTTGATGTAATCTTCACCGGACAATCTGCCGGAGGAATTGAGGATACGCCGCTTGGCAACCTCCAAGAGCTTCTAAACGCGTCGGGCGGCGACATGCTGACGCTTCTAGACAACTTGGAGCAATCTTTGACAGCGCTGGCAGGAACTGGAGACACAGCCGCTCTAAGCTTTCTGCAAAGCTTGCGAAACCAGATCGAAAGTTTCTCTGGAAGCCGCAACGATCTCACAGAGCTTCGCGACACGCTTCGAAAGGTAGTCGCTAACCTAGAGTCGAGTGACCTTGCAGCGCTTTCTGCTGCAGGCGGCATTATGCAGTTGATAGATGCCGCAGAGGGTGCCCACGACGCCCTAGATGCACAGGCAGCAGCAGCGGACGCCGCCAATGCAACAT